GTAGTTGTCGTCTTGGTCGACCACCGTCGGGCAGCTCACGTTCGTTGTGATCCAGTCGAGACCGGCGATCGGGATCTCGATACGTTGCAGCGCTGTGCGCACCGCTTCGCTGAGTGCGTTGATCGCGAGCACCGAACCCGTTCGCGTCGTGTAGGCACGGATGTCGAAGTCGATCTCGCGACTCGAGGCGTCGCCCTTGGTCTCGATTTCGTTGTCGGTGACATGGCCCGACAGCACGAGGAGAGGCTCTGTAGAGTCCTCCGGTATCGGGTCGGCTGTGAAGATGGCGGGGAAGGTTGCGCCGTCTTTGTCCGTGTAGGTGGCGAGCAGATCCGTCACCGAAGTGTTCGCGGCAAGCAGGGTGTAGATCGCGCCGGTCAGGTTCATGCTAGGGACCACCCGGCAAGAACTTTCTTGATCCGGTCGACGTTGTTCTGGAGCGCAGGACGGAGGAACGGGCGCGGACCTTGCGAGATCTTGCGCCCTTTCTTGTCCGAGCCCATGAAGCCGAACTCCAGGCGGCGGGCGTAGATCAGCCGGGTAGAGATGACGCCTCTGATGGTCGGCCCCTTGACGGTGGTCTTGGCTTTAATGCTTTTGATTAAAGAACCGGTGAGACGCTTGGGGGGCTCTCCGACTTTGGAAGGGTCAAGACCGATCAGGGTTGAGCTTTTGACGCCCGCGGCCCGACTCTTCTTGTTGGGCTTGGCTAAGCGTGTCGTCTGCGTGCGGTTGAGAGAAAGGACGACCGCATTTCGTACAAGCTGGGTAGCACGGTTGCCGCGCTCAAAGGCCACCTTCTCTATATCAGTGAGGACCCGCTTCTTGCGACTCTTCACCGCCATGGCTTGCCCCCGTCGGCTCACAGAGGTGGACGCCGGAATGCTCCGCATGGAGCGTGCACACCCCGTCTCGGTCCTCGTAGTCGCACCGAGAGACGCTGGGCTCCTGCTCGTCGTGCGCGAGCTGCGAGATCTCGGACACAGCAACCCGCACGATGTAGCGCACGAGCCTAGCGAGCATTAGATTCCGCGCTGAATGTGTACGGCCTCGAACTCGCGGTGATGCGAGGGCCGTTGCATGATGCGCTCGCCGATGATCTCGAGCGTACGGCCGTCCTCGACCTGCAATCGGTCTTCGCGCTGGATCTGCGCGTCCGGATTCAAGAAGACGAGCACAGTAGCGCGCACCTCGTCGCGGTCGATCACTTGCCGCTCCGGAGTCGCGAGCGTGTCGATTGCGCAGTGCAGCACGTCCAGAGGCACGAGCTGGCGCTCCATGCCCCCCTGCCCGTCCGACTGCCGGATGAACCTCTCGACGGTTGCCTTTGTGACCATCAGGTGATTGATCGGCCGGCCTGCGTTCGCCATGCGTACATCCCGCTGGTAAGGTGCACCGGTGTTGCCCCGGGTCTGGCGGTTGCCGGCCGGGTAGGTCTACTGTTCGGGTTGGAGGTACAGAAGTATGGTTGCGTCAATTGAACCAGCAGCGGTGAATCCCACGCCGGTCCCTATCCACTCAAAGATTGTGTGCAAGGTCTGCGATACGGGTCATCTGACGCCGATCACGGTCCATCGCTTGTCCGGTGTGAGTGTGGGCATCGGGTATCTTATTGTGATCCCGTCTGTTCTTTCCGCGGTGGTCGGCGCTCTAACTGGAATGGAGAACAGCCACAATGGGTATCAGGTCATGATTGCCATCGGCTGGGTGATCGGTTCCATCATGGCCGGACTGCTTGGGTTCGTGCTGACGATGAAAAAGAGCGTCCTACGCTGTGATCGATGTAGGGCCTGCGTCGAAACGGCCTAGACCTCCCGCTGCGCCATGCTCGTCCGGTCCTTCGAACCCTCAGCCCCGCCCAGCCCCCGGAGCGCCGACTGAATCCACAATCGCATTGAGCACGAGCGCGCTGTCCTCGCCCTGAACGGCAGATTTCCCGCCTTGGAGAAACGATGACTCGAGCAGAGCTTCGGCGGACCGCAACCGCCAAAGGCCCCACGATCCCGTGCGAGGCCTGCGAAGTGGGGCACCTCACGCAAACCGAGGTGCATCGCCTATCGCGAGGGGTCGTCCGGATCGGCTATCTGATTTTGATCCCGTCTGTCGTGTCGTGCGCGTTCGTCTTCACGATCGCGTTCTTAGGCATCCAGAAAGCTCCGCCCCTCGGGTTCTTTGGCCTCGCGTGGATCGTTGGGCCGGTCGTCTCGGGTTGGCTCGGATTGGTGCTCACCCTCAAGATCAAGAAGTCCGTGCTGCGCTGTCCGGCGTGCTCTGCGACTCTGGCAGCCACCTAGAATCCAGCCCCCGGAGCCCCAGCTGAATCCACAATCGCATTGAGCACGAGCGCGCTGCGCTCCCCCTCGCCGCCTTGCACCGCGGGCACCCCGTGCTCGACCGCGGAGGGCCAGAGCACAGCCAGCCCCGGACGGAGCTCGATCTGCGCGTCTCCGACGTGGAGATCCCCGCTCGATTCCGGACAGCGGAGGTACAGGATCCCGGACACCTCCCCGGCATGATGGTGCCGATAGACGGACGAGGAGACCGGAGTCGAGACGACCCACCACTCGATGGACCAGCGCGGGGCTCGGACCGAGAGCGCGTAATAGAGCGCGCTGAGCGCGGGATCGACGTGCGCAGGCTTGCCCCCGACCCACGGCCGTTTGTTGATGGTCTTCCCGCCGATGCCCTGCGCGCCCAGCATGACCCCGTCTTGCCAGATGATCTTGTCGACCCACTCGGCGCACGGTAGCCAGCTCGACTCGGGGACCTGGTAGACCTGCGCCTCGCCCCGCGTGAAAAGGTGGGTCACCCGGCCTGCACGAGCCTCTTGTAGAACGCGAGTTGCTGCTTCACTTCCTGGAGTATCCCTCGGTCCGCCGATGCGCGGTAGTTGGCCGACCAAGACCCCAGCCGTTCTGATATGACAGCGGGATCCCGGCTGCCGACGGAGATGGCATTTTGCACCAGCTGGATGCAGGCGTCCTCGATATCGTGCGGGAGCCGGACGTCATCGACGCCCGGTGATCCGCTCCAGCTGGGCAGATACCATCCGGCCACGTACGTGAAGACGTAGACCTCCTCCCCCCACTCGGGATCTCGGCTCCTCGAGATCGTACGCAGACCGGGCAGGCGGGAGAACCAGCGCGCGCGCCGGAAGATGCTCCCCCGCGACTTGTTCTCGAGCTGCCAGCCGTCTTGCCCTTCGCTGAGCGTCGCCCCGTCCTCGGTGATACTGGCCACGCTCTTGACGGGTCGGTGGCGGAGGAACTGGCGCGCGTTGTCCGTGGCCGATAGCGCCTCGACCGTGGTCCCTTGGCGCAGATCCCCCCGATTCAAGTGGGAATAGATCCGCTGCGACTGATGTGTGATGAGGGCCTTGATCTGGTTGTCATCGCCGCCCGTGGTGACCTGTCGCTTGTACTGCGCCAGCGTGGTGAGATCGGGCGGAGTCTGATCGGGCACGAAGGAGACGATCGACATACGGCGAGCCTCGCTACTTCTGCGCGCTCTCGGGCACCTTGCGGATACGCGAGGGCCGCAGCGTTCGGTGCGCGCTGCGATCCAGGCGCAAGCTGGGATCCAATGGCGGGAGGTTCGCGCGCGGATCCTCTTCGGCTTCCGCCTCGCTGCGACCGGGTACCGCGTCCGCCTCCGGGCTCTTCGGCTTGCGTCGCTGGTCCTGCGCGTCGGGTAGGCGCGCATCTCCCGTTGCGATCCACTCGGCCGCCATGCTCGGGGAGAGGGTCACCAGCTCGCCGGGGTTATAGCCCCGGTTGCGGGAGGTGACGACGACTTTCACGCGGCGCCTCGCCTTGGACTCTTCGCCTCGGCAGCTGCGGAGGCTGCGGCGCGAGACCTCGATTCCGCTTCGAGCCCCTCCTTGTGAAGCTCCCACGCGTGGTCCAGATCGTCTTGCAGCACAGCGTTACCGGTGATGTGCGCCATGGCATCGATACTGGGTTTTCCGTTCTTATCCCGTCCCGAAGCCGGACACACGGCGAAGGCGACCCGCAGATTGACGCGCCGCATCTTCGTCTCTTCGTCCGCTCCTCGCGGACGCTCGCGCGTGATTTCGAGCTCCTTGTCGGGATCCCATCCCTCCGGAGCCGATACGATCACGCCCCCCTCTGCCCGAACGAGCCGGGCCGCGAGATTCGGATTGAACCCGGCGAGTTCCCCTTTGTTATATTGTGCATACCGCTTCGTCAATCGAACAACAATTTTGTCACGCTGCATTCTATTTTGCTCCCTGTGTCATGTGCGTGGACAATGCACCCGTCCATGTCTTCTGGCCGACGTGTTGCAAGTCGATGAAAGGATCGACCCACACATCCCCGCCGATCGCTCGCCATAGATTGCAGAACGCGAGGTCCTCGCTGATGTATCGGTTGTTGTCGTCTAACCCTGTTTGAAACAGCGTGTAGAAGTTGTGGCTGTCGGGCTCGTCTGCGGTATCCGCTTTGCGCCGGACGCGCCTCTCGGGATACTTCTCCTTGAGAGCCTCAAAAACGGCGCGCTCGATCAGAAGGAAGCCGGTACCGACACCGTCCACCTTGAGGCAACCGCCGACCAGACTGAGCCCCTCCTGGTCCCCGATGCTGACCGCCCACTCGAGCGTGTCTTCTTTCTTAATCGATGCCGCTCCGATGACGGGCCTTTTGTGGACGAGCAACCGCAGAAGGTCCTGTGCGTGCCATCCCTGATCACTGTCGACCCAGAGCAGGTGCGTGCAGCCGAACGGATCGTCGAGAGCATCCCGCACGAGTTGGTTGCGGACGCGATCAATCGAGGCGCTCTTGCGCATGTAGATGCGGCTCTGGACCCCGAGATCGTGGAGAGCCAACGTGGTCTCGCTGATCGATGCCGCATACTCGGGGACCACCGAACCGGTGTGGGGCGTGCAGATCGCGACGCGCAGGCCCGCGACGTCTTCGGCTGTGATCTCGTGGCGGTCGCCTTCGGCTAGCGGCTTGCCCGGACCGCGCAGCCTGCTGAAAAACAGACGAGAGCCATACACGCCGATCGTGCGATCACCGCCGATCCGGGATAGACCCGGGTAGCGCTCCTGCATGACCTCGCGCGTCAGGTCCGGCTGGAGATGCTCCTCGTGCGGGTTCTCTTCGGTTCCCTCCTGGTGGTACGAGAACGGCACCACGACCACCGCGGCGCAGTTCGCTGCCTCCATGCGCGCCAGAACCCATTGCGCATCGGAGGGCTCGAGGTGCTCGAGGACGTCCCCGAGTATCGCGAGGTCAAAGGTCTCGAGCGCTTCCGGGTCGATATCGACGATGCTTCCGATCCAGTGCCCCGCGTAGCGTCCTTTGTAGTCGTAGCGCTCGGCGTAGGGCGCAAAGACGTCACAGGCAAACATGTTCGGGTAGTCGCTGAGGAGGCTTCGGTAGCGGCCTTGCCCTGCACCCACATCCAGGATGCACGTTCCGCGCTCGGGGTAGGCCGCCCGTATGAAGCGGCCGACGGACCCGTCAAAGCGGCCAGAGCTGAAAGGCATAGCCCTCCTACGCGCGCACCCATAGAACGGAGCCCATGGGTGCACGCTCACTTCGTGTGTGTGGTGGTCTCTGTCTAGGTGCGGTCGGTCGGCTTGTTCTGCGGACCGGCGACGATCAGGTGCCCGTTCGAAACAGCCGTGTCCGTCCCTCCGCTTGAGATCACCGCGGAGGCCTTGAATCTCACGAACTGCTTCGCCTGCGAGAGATCGAGGTTCTCAAGCTGAAACGTGAACGGGCCGCTATCGGTCTTGACGATCGTGCTGGCCGTCGCGGTTCCCAGCGTGACGAATCCCGAACCGCTCGTGTCGCTGTGTTCGTAGATCCCTGTAAACGAGAGCGTGGTCGTGGTCACCGCGACCGTCAGGTCTCCCGTGATGAAACCCACAGCGGAGTGATAGTGACCCAGAAGGTCCCCGCCGCTTTTGTGGTCGTGTACCCCTGAGACGATCTCCGTCTCTGCGCCTGCAACCTGGGTTACACCGATAAAGGCCGAAGGCCCCGGCGACGCGATGCACGCGCCTATGTCTGTCATCCACCAGTGCGGCATGACGTTCCCCCTCTGATGATCGTTAGCAAGTGGGCCGCTCTATAAAAGAGCTGCGTACGTTTCGGAACCCTGGATTAGTCTTCCGAGCCCTGAATCCATTGAATGTCAGGAACGAGAGCGATCGCCTCGGCGTTCGCGGCTCCGAAGTCGTGCTTGGCCATGACTCGCAAGACGGTGAGGTCGCGCGGGAACGCAGCGACGAGCGTGCTCCCGGCGTCGTGGTAGGCGGCATCCTGCGACGCGTCGATCTGAATTCCGAACTCGGTGGCGTCCACCATCTCCCTGAAGTCTACGAGGTACAACTCCGAGTCTCCGCCGGTGCCGAGATCATCCGGGATCTGCGTGGTCGACTTGAACGGGATCCCGTCGATCGTGCCGCGCATGGTCATCTCTTCGCGCCAGATAAAGAAGCCGTTCGCGTTCTTGGAGTCGCGGATCGCCTTCTCGGTGCGCGGCGCCATGAGCCAACCCGGAGACTTGAATTTGACGTTGGCGTCTCGGAGCAACAGCCACAGACCGCTCAGCGTGTTGACGACGGCCGCCAGGTTTGGAGTCGTTAGGCCAATCTGGGTTTGAATGTTCTCGGCCAGAACGTTGAACCGCAGACCGCGCGGCGTATTCTCGAGACCGTCCCCGCGAATCTTGGCGAGGTCCATCCGGAGGTTGACGGTAAAGACCATCTCATCGCGGAACCACGCGTCGGACGAGACGGAGGGGTTTCGTAACAGGTCGTTGCTGATCGCCACGAGCGCCGCAACCTTGCGTCCTGTGAGTTGGAATTGTCCGAGCGTCTGCCCCGACTCGAGGATGATCTGACTTTCACCTACGTAGAAAGCCGTGGACGGTCCGGTGTGCTTCGGCCAGGTCATCGAGCCCATGCTGATGTCGGCTAGGATCGGACCCATCTGGCTCACGACGGAGACTTCCCGCAGGAGTTCGATGATCTCATTGCTGTAGCCCGGAGCCGCGAGCGCGCCGGCCTGCTCGGTGTCCGAGAGGAGGAGCGCTTTCATCACGGGCGACTCTTCGGGCTCTTTCCAGTGCTGCGCCGCAAACTGCGCAGGCGAGACGGTCCGGCCCGACTGCGACTCTTTGGCCGCTGCCACGTGCGCGCGTGCGACGCGAGCAAAATCGAGGCCGCGGAGATCGCCCATGCCGTGGACCTTCTTCTCGTCCTTGCCGGTCGCGATCGCGGTCTCGATCCGCTTCGTGGCGAGCGCGGCCTCGATGCGCCCGAGCTTGGTCTCGTGCGCTTCGCGCGCCTTCGCGTTGATCTCCTCGAGCTCTTCGCGGTGATCCTGAAGAGGCTTCTTCAGGGTATCGGCGATCATCTCTTGAAGATCGCCTCTCGAGAACCGTGTCTTCGGCTCTGGTACTGCCGGTGCTGCGTTCGGCATGTTGAATGCCTCCACTAGCTAGCCAGGCGCACGCGTCCATACGTAGGCCGCTGTGCACCTCGCGATCTAACTGGTTTCG